CGTATTCTGACATTTGTTACCTCGGTAGTGCTTGGTCGTACATGCCGTTCCAACCACACTCGTAACAGCGTGGTGCTGGGCTTGCACCGTTAATCATGGTGTTATGACCACGCCCTGTCCTGCTGAAAACATAAATGCTTCCGCAATCTGGGCAGGTCATGTTACCTTCTTTGCGTGTGGCTTCACCACCTTGCCACAAACGAATTGCAGTACTCATGTCAATCTGTTCGTTGGCACCACGACTTGGGTCAAGCAACTCCTGTCGTCCACCTTGTTGCACAACATTATGTTGTTGCTGTTGTGGAGACTGCATGGGAGTTTGCATAGGCATATTCAACGGAGGAGTTGTGGGGGGAGTTGTGTAAGTGCGTTGCGGTGTAGGTGTCTCACCAGCAAGTTTTTTTGACCACCAATCAGTCATCTTCGTATTCCTCCAATGAATCCTGTTCAACCATAAGAATTACTTTTTCTGAGTCTAATAGTTTATTGATTAATGCGACACCGTGTGACACGAGTGTTCTATGAAACTCATCCTTGATGTCCTCTGATAAGTCGTGGATGCTCTTTAATTCACAAAACCAATCAGAGCATTGCAATACTTCTTCTAATAACCCCGTGGTTGTCAGAAGTGCCCAGCGAGCGATGACATCATAAGTTTCAATCTCTTGAACTTCTTCGGAAGGCATAGAGAACCCTGCCTCATGGGCAAAGTCTTGTCCCAAAGAGGGTGACAGCATGAGGTAATACATTCTTTTGTCCACTGCACTCATCCTTTTGCCTCAGCCCAACTGTAGGCAGAGTCGCATGAAACAACTAAGGGTACTGCATCTATGACCCGACCATGTCCCATAGTCTCTATGAACTTAGGGGTCAATTCATCAATGATGTCTTCATTTACTGACACCACCAATTCGTCATGCACCTGTACCAGCAACTGGGCGTCAAAGCCCTCCAGAAGCCCTGAGATGCCCACCATAGCCTCTTTACATAGGTCAGCCGCAGAACCCTGCACCACGGCGTTCACAGCCTGTCTCTCGGCACGAGAGCGCACATACTCGTCTTGGGAGTTGAGGTCTGAAAGGCGCCTACGGCGACCATACAAGGTAGATACATACCCCTTCTTTCTACCAGACTCAATGACCTGCCGTTTCCACTCGGTAAGACCAGCGAACTGCTTGTAATACTGGTCAATCATGTGGCGAGCCTCTTCAATAGAAATGCCTGTGGTGTTTGCCAATTTGTGTGGTCCTCCACCGTATGCGGTAAGGAAGTTAACGCCCTTACCAATCTGTCGCTCTTCGCTGGTCACTTCTTCAAGTGGCTTCTTAAGAAGCAAAGCGGCGGCTCCTGCGTGAATGTCCTCTTCGTTTTTAAAGATTCTAATTAGTTGTTTATCCTGAGAAAACATTGCCATGACCCGCAATTCAATTTGGTCATAGTCAGCCACCAGCAACTTGTAACCCTCTGGCGCCACGAACAGGCTTCGTACTGAAGACGAGCGTGGGATGTTCTGAAGGTTTGGGTTACTGGAAGATAAACGACCTGTGGCTGTGCGGTGCAAGTGGAATGAAGGATGCAACTTACTGTTGTTCAACTTAGGGATTAGACCATCAACATATGTTGATTTAAGTTTCTGCATTTCTGAATACTCCAGAAGGAGGGGCACTACTGGGTGTTCGTGCTTTAACTTCTGTAGTGATTCTTCATCAACAGATGGTGCACCTTTGGCGGTCTTCTTCACTGGCTTTAGCGCCAGACCACCTTCACGCTTCTTGTTGAACAAGAGAGCCTGCTTGTGTGGGTTGGAGTCAGGGTTGAACCCAACGAAGGAGTGTTCACTAATGGCAAGAATGATGTCACGAAGTTTTCCATCTAATTCTTTACCTAATGTTTTTAACGCACGAGAATCAACAAGGATTCCGTTGTTCTCCATCTCCATCAATACACGGAGGACTTTAACATCAAGTTTGAATGCGCTCTCTAGTTCTTCGTTAGAACTGATGATTCTCCACATGCGTGTGTAGAGCGCCCATGTCCAGCGAGCGTCAAGGTGCACATACCGTGCCGCTTTATCAAACGGAACGGTGTCAATGATTGCGCCCAACTTTCCTTCACGACCATGTGAGTGTGTGCGGAAGTTGTTGAGCACCACCTGCTCCATGGAGTAACTCATAAGGTTCTCATCAAGGATGTGTTGCATCAAGATGGTGTCAAAGAAAGGTCCCGATGGGATTTCTCCGTAGTACTTACCAATAGAGCGAGCATCAAACTTGACATTGTGCCCAATCTTGACAGCGTTACTAAAAAACAGTGGCTTGAGTATCTCAAGTACTGCTGAACGGTCTAATTGCTCTGGCACTTCATCGTGTGTTGCTGGAATGTGGTAACGAGCCTTTGCGGATGACTCTTGACCATTCTTAAGCAACTTTCGGTAACCCTCTGGTGGAACAGTGGAGCCATCACCAATTTCTTCTGGTATCAAAACGACACCAACACGGTGGCCCATGGGGATAGCCCAAGAGTGACCGTGTGTGGCTAAGGCAATCCAAAACACCTCATTACGCAATGGGTCAAGTGCTAACTCACCACGATACTTGTTCTCAAGGTTTTCACGAGCCTTACGAGCAATCTCAGGTGTAGGACTCTTCAACTTAGAGAGATGTGTTTTCCATTCTTGTTCAACAATCTCAATAAGGTTGGGATGCCGTTCCAAATTCCCACGGGTCTCCACATCAAATGCAAAGGCTCCATGTTGCTGAATAATGGAAACGGCTTCCCTTACCTCATCAAGCGTTGTTACAACGCCGTAAGACATTAGTCGTCTGTCTGAATCTCAAGTGCAACTTCAGCGAGTGTCTTACGAGACGGTGTGCGAATGATTTCGTCCGTGTATGCGTTGCCACTGAAATGGTTGAGGTCCTCTTTGGACAAAGCCTCAAGGCTCCATTCCTCAAGGTCGCCTTCACGAACCATCTGATGGTTGGTAGAGGTTGTAGCACCCTTACCTGAGCGTGACACAGTCCAATAGTGCTTAGACAGTGGTCCCATTGCTGGGTGGTCATTGAAGTTCTTAAGTGAGTCAATAACTCGTGCGCCAACTTCGTATGAACGAAGCACTGGCTCTTCCCCTGGTGTCAAGAGGACAACATTAAAGTTAAAGCGCCATGACGGACGGTTACCTGCTTCACAGAGTGGGCAAGAGGTACCTGAATCCATGTCAGCAATACATGTGAATGACATCTGACCTTTGCGCTCTACCCAGTGCTGGCGGTAGCGAGCGTATGGTGCGTCCTCAATGAACTTGATGATTTGGATTGACTCAGTCACCTTGAGGCGCTTTGCGTAATCACCATCGCTGTTAGTGGAGGTGCGCTCGGTGCTACCCCAACCACTGCGCACTACTTTGCGTACTGGTTCACTTGTTTCTGCTTGTGGCTTACGAATAAGCCCTGAATCATTGGATGCTTTGGAAGGTTCCGTGAACTCTTGTTCATCGTCCTCAAAGTCGTTGTCCCATCTACCCATGTTGTTTGCTCCTTACTTGGGCCAATTGGCTTGTATGTAGTGAATGAAAGATACCCAATTGTTGGCGTCTTGCCAACTAGGATTTCTATCTCCCATAAGATTATTTTGGTCAAGTGCTGTGAGTAACACTTCAACCTGCTCACGGGAATAGAGACGATACCCCTTGCGGTCGGCGTTTAACAACTCCGCACCGCTTGCTTTTGAGGTTCGGTATGTGGGGGCAGGAATCCACCCCTTGCGCTCCCATTTGCGAAGAGTAACCGCAGAACGACCAATTACTTTTGCTACTGAACCAACGGTGTACAACTCACGGTGAACACCATTAATCATTACAAGTTTCTTTGGCACCCCTCGGAACGGGTCATCAACTACTGACCCCTGCTCTGGTTTAAGAGGGCGATTCTTTGGCTTCTTTTTTCCTGGGTAATCAGGTAAGTCACCAAAAAGTTCAAGGACATCTCTCATGCCTTAAAAGCCCATGATTCTTTCTCTGTGTAAAACGACATGATGATGTCTTCCAGAGACTTATCTGGCCAAGCCAATCCTAAAATCTTGTCTTCGCTA